GAAAAGAAATTAGTTCTCGAAGACGGTAGAGAATTATTAAGAGAAGATAGACCAATAAGTAATTCAAATAGAAATTTTATTAGATAATATGAGCAAAAAGCTAAATGAGGCATTGTCGAAAGAACTTGGCCGTTTCCGCCAAATAGTATCTTATCAAAACAATTTGATAAAGGAAGGGTCATACTATTTCCATCAGCAACTACCAGAAGCTGAGGACGATCCAAATACACCTCCACCAGTACAAGAACCAGCCCCAGAACAACCAGCTGATGACATGGATACAAATGAACCAACGGGTATCGATCCAAATAACCCAACAGGTGAAGTTGGTGTACCTAATGAACCATTAGATACAAGTGCTGATGCGGGTTCGGAAGAACCCGAGGTAGGTATGGATGACACTGGTATGGGTGATGATACTGGTATGGAACCAGGCGGAGATATAGCTGGAGATATGGGTGGAGATCAAGATACCACTGAGGTTGATGTCACTGAGCTTGTAAATGGTACTAATGAGCTTAAAATGAAGGTTCAGGATGTGTTATCTAAGGTTGATCAATCAACTCAGCAATTTAACAATTTAATGAGCCGTGTGGACGCTATTCAGAATAACGTAACTAAGATGGACTCGTTAATCAATAAAATGCAGGATTTGGCAAAACAGGTTGAATTAATGAGACCACCAACCGAAACCGAAAGAAGACAGGCGGTGGCTAAGGATTCATACCCTTTTAGCGTCACCCTGGACGATTATTCAAAAGGCCAAGGTGAAAAAACACAGACAGACATGGAGAAAAACCCAAAGATGTCTATGATGAAAACAATTATGTCGGATTATAATGACAGTCAAGTGAAAGATAGTTTCTATTCACCACAAGATAATCCATTTAAAAATATATAATATATTATGGGACTTTACGGACAAGAATTAGTATTTCAAAAATTAACCACTACTGGTGAAACAGTAAGTGGTGTGACATATCCTGGTGATACTGGATACTCAATTACTTACACGTCTTTTATTACATTAGGTAATACAAATGATACGGTAACCGTTGATATAAATGGTGTTACTGGGTTGACCTTTTCTATGGTCGGTAAAGTAGATATACCAATTGAAACAATTACACTTAGCTCAGTACAGAGGGTCGTGACAGGTGCCACAGCAGCACCTTCATTAGGTGTTTTGGTTATGGGTGTAAAGAGGAGAAATTCTATGTTTGGTAACGCATCTCTTTATTAAAAATCTAAAAAAAAGACTGGAATTTACTTGACTTTTTCGCCGATGTTGCCTACTATTGTAACATAAAAATTAACGTATTTATGGATTACAAAAACATTGATTGGAACAAGGCCGTACAAAACACTCTGGCCGACTACGAAAAAGCGAAGACCGTAACGACTACGGCGAAAAATGAAGTTGACCTTACAAAGTATTTTACTTTGGCTCTCCCAGACGGGGTTAACACAGAAGAAAAGGTATTCAGAATATTACCTTTAACAGCGGACGATCCGTTTACTTATTTTGCACTGGTTAAATTCCACAACCTAAAAATAGGTAAGAAATGGCAGAAACTCTATGATCCAGCACAGGACGGAGAAGAATCACCACTTAACGACATGTACAAGATTCTTGTTAAGAGTGGCGATAAAGATGACAAAGCATTATCAGCAAGTTACAGATCACGTGACTTTTACATCGTAAGAGGTATCGAACGTGGTAAGGAACACGAAGGGCCAAAATTCTGGAGATTCAACAAAGTTGGCGACGGTTCAGGTATCATGGATAAATTAATTCCATTGATGAAGCGTCTTGACGACAAGAACCCAGGTAGCGGTGCCATTTGGAGACCAGATGGTATGGGCCGTGATATCGCTATCACAACAGTTCGTGACGTATCTAAAGGATTCACGAAAGTATCACAAATCATGGTTGATGATCCTTCACCAGTGAGCAAGGACGAAGATCAGGCAAATGCTTGGTTGAACGACAAAACTACATGGAAAGACGTGTACAAGAAGAAGCCAATTGAATATCTCCGTATAGTAGCACAAGGCTGCGAACCAATGTGGGATTCAGAAGCTAAGAAATTCGTCGCTAAGTCAGAAGACGGTCATGTATCAGCACCAGCTGTAAAGGAACCATCTAAGACTAATTATCAGGCCCCAACAAATACACAAGTTGAGGATCATGACAACGAAGAACCAGTTTCTTTGTCGGTAGATGACCTACCATTCTAATTTACAATAACATATGGGTATTCTTTGATGACCGTAAAAAGTCAAAGGGGATACCCATTTCTTTTGAAAACACAACACAACAAATATGTCTAAAGAAACGAACGCTCCTGAAAATGGGGCTAACGAAGAAAAAAAACCCAAAAAGGGCGTGGCTAAAAAGGAATTTGATTTTAATTCACTAAAAGCTAAAATGAGTACGTCAACAAAGTATAAACCTGATCAGTTTTTATCGTGTGGTGAAGCGTTCTTAGAAGCATCTGGCTTACCAGGCCCTGCGATGGGTCACATCAATATGTTGCTCGGTCACTCAAACGCTGGTAAAACATCAGCTTTGATCGCCGCCGCTGTTGATGCACAAAAACAAGGAATATTACCTATATTCCTGGTGACTGAAAAGAAATGGTCTTTTGATCACTGTAAATTAATGGGTCTTCAATGTGAAAAGAACGAGGAGACTGGAGAATGGGATGGTTTCTTCTTCTACCGTGATGACTTCAATTACGTTGAACAGGTTACCGATTATATCAATGATGTACTGGCTAAGCAAGATAAGGGTGAAATACCTTACGATATATGCTTCTTCTGGGATTCGGTAGGTTCGGTACCATGTGAAATGACATGGCAAGGTAAAGGCGGTACGCAGCACACAGCTCGTGTATTAGCTGAGAAGTTCAATATGGGATTAAACCAGAAGATCAATAACAGCCGTAAGGAAACATCAAAGTACACCAACGGTATTGTTATCTGTAACTTACCATGGGTTGCTCTGCCAGATTCACCAATGGGTAAACCAAAGATCAAACCTAAAGGCGGTGAAGCTATCTATCAGTGTTCAACATTGGTATTCCGTTTTGGTAACGAAGCAAATGCTGGTATCTCTAAGATTGATGCTACGAGCAACGGTAGAACGATTAACTTCGCAACCAAAACAAAGGTAACGGTAGATAAAAACCATATCAACGGTCTTGGTTACGCTGACTCAAGACTTATCGTTACACCGCACGGATTCATCACAGATGATAAGCGTGACAACAAAGCGGCGCTTAACAAATACAAAGTAGAAACAAAAGATTACTGGTCAGAAAGACTCGGTGATGAAAACTTTATCTTAGAGGAATATGAAGTTCAAAACGAAAGCCAAATCGATTACCAAGATTAATACATTATTGATCGATGGTGAAGGTTTGCTAAAACAGGGGTTTTATGGTGCCAAACAAGTCCAAATGAAACACGGAAGTGTTGGCACCATATTCCACTTCATAAACACAATAAAGCGATTCTATCAAGATTTTGGTATTACGAAGGTTGTTGTGTTTTGGGAAGGAAAAGACTCGAAACTTTATCGCCAGTGTTACTATCCTTACTATAAAAAAAATAGGGAGGATAAGGTTGAAGATGAAAATCAAAGACATGACCTGGATCGACAGAGAATTAGGGTGAAACAATATCTCGAAGAGTTGTTTATAAGACAAGTCGAGATTGATGGATGCGAGGCTGACGATGGTATTGCGTATTATGTAAGGAACTCACCTAATGAGAATAAGTTGATCTACACAAATGACAGAGATCTACTACAACTAATATCAGACGACACCAAAGTTTACCTTTCAAACAAAAAGGCCATCATTAACCAAGATAATTTCACTAATTATTTTGATTATCACTACAAAAACGTAGGTATAATAAAGATGCTGGCTGGGGATTCTTCCGATAATATTTCTGGGTTAGAAAACATAGGTGAAATAAAAGCACTTAAGTTATTCCCAGAGTTAAAGAAGGAGCCCAAAACAACCGATTGGGTCTTAGAGAGAACCAACGAGTTATTGTCAAAAGATGATAGCAATAAAGCATTGTTAACCATTAAAGAAGGAAAAACAAAATGGGGTACATATGGTAATGATTATTTCCTGGTAATGGGTAAAGTAATCAACCTGGATACACCAAATGTTACCGATGAGTTAAAAGAGGCAATAAAAGAAATGGTTGAGGAATATCTCATACCAGATGGTAGAGGCGGAGTAAATACCATCATGGATATGATGAAAGAAGACGAAATTTTGACTTTTTTGCCAAAATATGACGACGGATTCTTTGTCTTTTGGTCAAGTTTTATTACTATTATAAACAAAGAAAAAAAACTTTACGAACAATCAAAAAAAACACAAAATGAACAACACAACAATGCAGATTAAAAGGGATCAAAAACAATTTGAGTTCACACTGTATCTTAACGATAATATTATCGTACAGAGATATTTCAACGTGATTGGGTATAATCACATGTCACTCAAATCTTTGGACTTCAAAGAGGCTCTGGATATCAACACAGAGATTATCAAGCTTCACTTGAAAAACAAAACACTTGATTACATGATGGATAACTCCCGTCAGTATTACGAGAATCCTTCGTATGACCAAAACAAAAATAACGACAAAATAAGAATGGTTGTCAAGATGAATGAAAGGGTCATAGGATATCGTGAGTGGGATGCCACTATCTATCCAGTGAAAATTAGGTACACGGTTGATATCCGTCAGTATATTTACGATATCATCACCCGCATTCAGAAGTGTCTGTCAGAAAAAACAGACAAGCTTGAGACAACCTATTTGGAACACAATTTAATTTAATTCATGAAAAGTCACGCAACATCAATCACCGATTTAGGAAGAGGTTTTCAATTAGACCTCTTCTACGAAATAATAACAGATACTAAATTCGGTGAGACTGTTATTGATAAACTGGAAGCCTCTCACTTTAATGTGGAGGCTTACCAGAAATTAGTGGTGATACTTAAAAAGTATTACGAAAAACACGAAACCATCCTTAATTTCCCAAACCTAAAAACGGAGATTAAGATGCAGGTACCTGAATCAACATTAAGATCACAACTCGTTGATACGGTTATCGAAATTGAAAGTAAAAAAGTAACGAACAAAAACGTGCAAGAGTTCGCTACTAAGTTTGTAAAACTACAAACATTAAAGCACGTACTCCAGGATATATCCAAAAAAGTAGATAAGGGACTTGTTGACGATTATGATATAATCGAAAAGAAGTTAAAAGATGCACTGGTTTTTAAAGATGTTGAAGATGCCATCACATTATGCCATGACCTCGAAAACGTATTGGCTGATGATTACCGTGAGCCGATGCCCACAGGTATAGAAGGTTTGGATGAAATTATGAACGGCGGTTTAGCTAAACAAGAACTGGCCCTGGTAATCGCACCATTAGGTGTTGGTAAAACAACATTCCTTAGTAAGGTAGCGAACACCGCCTACATGAACGGTAAAAACGTATTGCAGATCTTCTTTGAAGATAAAGAAAAGGCGGTACAGCGTAAACACTACGCAATCATTTCAAAAACACCATTACAAGACCTGAGTCTTAACAAAGTAGCCGTTATGAATAGGGTTAATAAGGTGAAAGAGAAGATTGAGAAAGAATACGGTAATCAGTTGTTCTTCCAAAAGCTTCCCGCTGATGGTGTTACCGTAACGAAGATAAAAAACGTAATTAAAAAACTGAACGCTAAAGGTCACAAAATCGACATGCTCATTTTGGATTATGTTGATTGTCTTTCAATGGAAAAAGAAGTTGCTGGTAGTGAAGAATGGTCTAACGAAGGTAAGATCATGCGCCAACTTGAAACCATGATTGAGGAAATGGATGTTGCTTGCTGGACAGCTACTCAAGGTAATAGAGCATCCACAAGTATTGATGTGGTGAAGACAGAAAATATGGGTGGTTCGCTTAAAAAAGCACAAATAGCCCACTTTATCATGTCAATCGCTAAAACATTACCACAAAAAGAAGGTAACCTGGCAACTATAGCCATCCTTAAAAACCGATTGGGTAAAGACGGTATGGTGTTTGAAAACTGTGTATTCGATAACGGAACGCTGAAAATCGACACTGGTGATAGAGTAACAATCAACGGAATGGAAAAGGACAAAGAGAAAAAATTGCGTGATAAAAATAACGAAAAATATCGCAAGTTGCTCGAAGAGCGTGAAAAAAACGGTGGGGTTGACCCAATCGAAGATAAGGCAGAACAAGAATAAATAATTTTATCTTTTTAGCTATAAGTAATTAAAATATAACAATTATAAATTTTTGTTTTTTGTGTACTTTGGGGTATTTTAATACCTATTTATAAAAACAAAAAAAATAATAAAAGCAAATGGATTTATCACAAGAGATTTTAAGCGAAATTACGGTGTACATGAAGTACTCCAAGTACCTCCCAGAAGAAAAAAGACGAGAAAGCTGGGAAGAATTAGTAACCAGGAACATGGATATGCATATTAAGAAATATCCTATGTTAAAGGACGAAATAATCAAAAACTATCAGATGGTATATGACAAGAAGGTATTACCATCTATGAGATCACTTCAATTTGGTGGTAAACCAATTGAAATATCGCCTAACAGGATTTACAACTGTTGTTATTTACCTATCGATCACACAGATTGTTTTTCAGAAGTAATGTTCCTATTATTAGGGGGTACTGGGGTTGGTTATTCTGTTCAGAAACACCACATAGAAAAATTACCAGAGATACGTAAACCTAAATCAAACAGAACGAGAAGATTCTTAATATCTGACTCAATCGAGGGTTGGGCCGACGCTATCAAAGTGCTTTTGAAAGCATACACTGGCGACATCACATCAACACCAGAATTTGATTATTCTGACATTAGACAGAAAGGTGCGAGATTAGTTACATCGGGTGGTAAGGCACCAGGCCCTCAGCCGTTAAAAGACTGTATCCACAATGTAAAAAAGATACTCGACAGTAAAGAAGATGGTGATAAATTAACACCAATCGAAGTACATGACATGGTATGCTACATAGCTGATGCTGTATTAGCTGGTGGTATCCGTAGGGCTGCGCTTATCTCGTTGTTCTCAGCTGATGACGATGAAATGATCGCATGTAAGTCTGGTAACTGGTGGGAAGCAAACCCACAGAGAGGTAGAGCAAATAACTCAGCCGCATTATTAAGACACAAAATTACAAAAGACTTCTTCGACGATCTTTGGAAAAGGATAGAACTTTCAGGTTCAGGTGAACCAGGTATCTATTTCACAAATGATAAGGACTGGGGCACTAACCCATGTTGCGAAATCGCATTAAGACCATATCAGTTCTGTAACCTTTGCGAGGTAAACGTATCAAACATCGAGTCACAGGAAGACTATAATGAAAGAGTTAAAGCTGCCGCATTTATTGGCACTTTACAGGCTGGTTACACCGACTTCCATTACTTACGTGAGATATGGAGAAGAACAACTGAAAAAGAGGCACTAATTGGCGTTGGTATGACTGGTATCGGTTCTGGTGTCGTATTGGAATACGACATGGTTGAAGCCGCTAACATAGTAAAAGAGGAAAACGCACGTGTTGCTGGATTAATCGGTATAAATGCCGCTGCGAGATCAACAACAGTTAAACCATCGGGTACATCTTCATTGGTTCTCGGTACATCATCTGGTATCCACGCTTGGCACAACGATTACTATGTACGTAGAATCCGTGTAGGTAAGAACGAGGCGATTTATTACTACCTGGCAACATACCATCCAGAATTGGTTGAAGACGAATACTTCCGTCCACATGATACCGCTGTAATCAGCGTACCTCAGATGGCACCAAAAGATTCAATCTTAAGAACTGAATCAGCTATTTCCACTTTGGAAAGAGTTAAAAGGGTGAGTAAGGAATGGATCAGAACTGGTCACAGAAAAGGTGAAAACACACACAACGTATCAGCGACAATCAACATCAAAGAAAACGAATGGGATCTTGTTGGTTTATGGATGTGGGAAAACAAGGAGTATTACAATGGGTTATCGGTATTACCATATGACGGTGGCACTTATATCCAAGCCCCCTTTACTGATTGTTCTAAAGAAGAATATGATAGGTTAATAGGGCATTTAACAACGATCGATTTAACCAAAATCATAGAAATCGATGACAATACCGATCTGACTGGTGAATTAGCTTGTTCAAGTGGTGGATGTGAGGTTAAATAAATATCAATAGAATAAAATTGAAAAGGTGCTGGTACAAAAAACCAGCACCTTTCGTATTTACTAAAGTATTTATTATTATGGGAAGAAAAAATACATCAAAATATCAAGGTAAATTCAAAACCAATCAATCGTTTGGTGAATATAAAATATTAACTGGTGAGATAATCATCGAAAATGAAGCTAAGGTTATGTGTGAGTGTTCTTGTGGTAACATAAGATTAGTATCATGTTATACGCTAATTAAAGGAACGTCAACTAAATGTTTAGAGTGTGGCAACTCACTTAAACAAAACCAAAATCCAGCTTGGCGAGGGTGTAAAAATATACCAGGTAAAGTTATAAGTAAAATTAAAAGAGATGCCCATAAACGAAATATTGAATATAATATAACGGATGAATATCTTGATGAAATTTTCATTGGGCAAAATGGTAAGTGCGCCCTAACCAATGTAAAGCTAAACACAACACTTAAAAATTTAACTCTATCCTTAGATAGGGTGGATTCAAAAAAGGGTTACATTGAAGGTAACGTACAATGGGTACATAAGGATATAAATATGATGAAGCGGTCATATACCCAAGAGTATTTTATTAATTTATGTCAGCTGGTGGTCAATAATATTAAGTAGGTTCTAATGATATTAGAATGGTTTTTTATTTACAAAAAAAGATACTTTCTTACTATTTATTGATAAAATAACTAAGATGAATAACATCAGAAAACAAACCTATGGGATAAATTTCCCCTTTAAAGACGGTATAAATGGTGATTTTTTATATTTGACAGAAATTCCAGAGAGGGAGATTAAATCCAATTTGGTTCACTTGTTATTGACGAGAAAGGGAAGTCGTTATTTTTTACCTGATTTTGGCACCAATCTATACCAGTATATATTTGAGCCGTTGGATGAGCTTGTAAAAAACAATATTGAGAATGAGATCAATGATGCGGTGAATAAATATATCCCAAATCTCAAAATAAATAAGATAACTATTACTCAATTTTTTGATGACCCGCAATATACTGGGGATGATCAAAAAGGACACACAGTAACGGTAAGTATAGATTATACAATAACATCTGGTACATTCCAAGCATCAGATATAGTAACACTAACATTCTAAAATGGCAACAATTAATTATTCACAAAGAGATTTTGCGTCGTTAAAACAATCGCAGATAAATTATATTAAACAGTATTACCCAGGTATCGTTCAAAACTACAACGATGCTTCAATACTCTCAGTTTTTCTTGATTTGAATGCCGCTATTGCGGATAACTTACAGTTTCATATTGACCGTTCATTACAGGAGACGGTTCTTGATTACGCCCAGGAAAGACAATCATTGTTTAATATAGCAAAAACCTACGGTCTTAAACTACCAAGCTCATCAGCAAGCGTTGCCGTGGCGACATTATCAATCCAGGTTCCAGTTAGAGGTGATGCGGAAGATAAAAGATACTTACCATTACTTTATGCTGGTTCTCAATTTTTGACGGATGATCAAACATTTGAATTATTATATGATGTTGACTTCGCCTCAAACTTTAATATTTCTAATAATGTGGATAGAACCAAAGTTCCAGTTTATGTAAACGGTATCTTAAGCGCCTACACAATTACAAAAACCGCCATATTAATAGCTGGTACTACTAAAATATATACTCAAGTTATCAGAAACACGCAACCGTTCTATCAAATAACATTACCAGAAAATAATGTACTATCAATTGAGTCGGTTATCCACAAAAATGGTGTTAACTATCAAACATTACCTACGTTAACCGAGTTTAACGGGTCGGTAAATAAATGGTACGAAGTAAATTCATTGGCGGAAGATAACGTGTTTGTTGAAAACCAAGATTCAATACCAGACACCAACGGTGTATACCCTGGCGATTACATTAAAGTTGATCGTAGATTCATAAAAGAGTTTGCACCAAATGGATTCTGTACTCTTACATTTGGTTCACAGGTCAGCCAGGGTCTTGACATATTGGATACTTTTGCAACTGCTGGTGTGTTTGACTTAAAAGCATTCGTTAATAACGATAGTTTAGGTTGGGCCCCATTGAATAATACAACGATGTATGTTAAATACAGAGTTGGCGGTGGTACAGGTACAAATGTTGGCGTTGGTACGATTAATACGGTTGGCCAGGTAGCCATGAGAATAACGGGCCCAAATCCACAAACAAATGCGATAGTTCAGGGATCATTAACCGTAACGAACGTAACACCAGCTATTGGCGGTTCTGATGCCCCATCTATCGAAGAATTAAGAAACTATATAGCTTACAACTTTGCATCCCAGAATAGGGCGGTAACGTTGAATGATTACAAATCAATTATCATGGGTATGCCAGCTAAATATGGTGTGCCAACAAAGGTGGCGGTAACCGAATCACAAAATAAAGTTAACGTTTCGGTTTTAACGAATGATGTTAATGGTATGGCGACTGAAACAGTGTCATCTGTTATATTACAGAATATAGCTAACTATTTGTCAAGATATAGGATGATCAATGACTATGTAGTTACAAGGCCAGCTCAAGTAATAAATCTCGGATTTGAAATATCAATTTTGACACAAGCTGGTGCCCAAGTTAATGCCATATCAAATATAGTTACGATACTTAAATCCGAGTTTGCACAAACCAACCAGCAACTCGGGCAAAGTTATTTGACGGGTAATCTTATAAAAAAGATAACTCAGGTTCCTGGTGTATTAAATGTGAATTATATTAAAGCTTTCAATAAGGTTGGCGGCGAATATTCATCATCCTCTTTAGATTCAACACAGATAATCAATACAACAACAAACGAGATCGATTTATCTAACGGGGCCATTAATGTCGGCGCTGAACAGCTATTACAAATAAAGTATCCAGAAAACGATATAACGATAATACCAGTTACACAAAAAGTGACTGGCTTCTAATATATGAGAATACCAGTAGACTTAAAAAATGACGATAAAGTAATTAGAGTAAACCTTGAACAGGAATTTGATAACATTGAGATATTGAGTTTGAAAATAACCAATTCTGATGCCTATTCTCGTGTTTGTTCTGATTATGGTGTCATAGTAGGGCGTGTTATGTTAAACAGCGGATTTGGCGTTCAAAACGCCAAAGTAAGCGTATTTGTACCTATTACTGCTGATGATCTAACCAGAGATGAAATAACACAGCTTTATCCGTTCCAAACCGTAAACGATACCTTCCCAAATGGTGTAAGATATAATCTCTTCCCGAGAGTGAGAAATGGTAATAACCCAAGTCATAGAGCAATTGGAAACTTTCCAACAGAATCAGATTTTACACATTATCCACAATATGTGGAAATAATGGAAAAGTATTATAAATACACAACCATAACAAATGAATCTGGAGATTATATGATTTTTGGTGTACCTTTGGGTAACCAAAATGTGGTCATGGATTTTGATGTTTTTGATACCCCTTCTTTTGATTTAACGGCCAACGATCTCGTTGAACAGTTGACATCAGCTGAGGTAATTAAAGCCCTGGAAACGGCAACAGGTGTCGAAACAACAACATCCAATAAAATACCTGGGTTCATCTATAAAGGTAATAACAACTTTGATGTTGAGGTAAAAACGAATATTGATGAAATGCCTAATATATTTCATCAAGTAAAGCAAATAACTGTATCACCTTTCTGGGGTGATGAGGATGCGTGTGATGTCGGTATATCGAGATGTGATTTTAAAATTAACTTTAAATATACCCCATCGGCGGTTTTCTTTGGATATATTCACTCTCCGAGTGGTGCGTTCACAATAGAACCATCATATAAATTTTCATCCGCATTTCAAGATCCTGGTGCTCATTATGAAATACCTGGGTTTGATAATGCAAAGAATTTTTCTGGTAACCTATATCCTTTCCAAGACATGGAAATTGTGGTTTATAGAATTGATGATGTTACCAAACCAATAAAGAAACGTATTGGTGTATTTGTCGGTTCCAAGTATAATGGTGTTTTTAGAATAACACTACCAATGTATCAGGATTACTATGTGACCAATGAATTTGGTGATTTGGTTAAAACTGAAGACACGACTATTGGTATACCGACAAAGGGATATTACGCATTTGAAATGTATGACACAAATGAAGCCTGGAACGGTAGAAGAAAAGCCTGGGGTTACTTTAACCAAGAAATATTACCTGGCGTTAGAATACCCGCTTCAAATACTGGTGATGCCGACTTAGGTGGATGGCATCAAGACGGTGCGTTGTTTGAATATGACATCATTAATAGAAAAAGAAAGTTTTACACTGTTATTGTCGAACATACAAAACATGATATTGACGATGTTTTGGCTGATGGTGATTATATTGGTTATTTACCACGTTTCAATTCAGCTAAGTCAGCAAACTATTGGAATTTTCCATTAACTCTTGATAACGTTGTGAATTACGATGTTCCGACCATCATAGGTTCTATTCTTGTACCAAGATTTTCTGTTTGGGGTGATAACGGTTCTAAATCTAAAAATAACCCAAGTGGGGCCGATATGTCAAAAACATCAAATGGTTCATTGTATGTAGCTAACAGATTATTAACTGAACCATCAGATCCTTATTTTACGGGTGTGTATTCACATACATTATTGGATTGTGAAAAATATTTCGGTATTGGTGTTCAAACAGAAAATGGATCTAATATGGGTGATGTTTTTATTGAAACGTTTAAGACTGAGGATTTTTTATGGAATGAGGGTACAAGTTCATTCGGCATTGTTAATACTTGGAATTATGGCGATAACTCCGAAACAACCTTTACACCAACATTATATGCGGTTGCTATCTCACAACTAAAAGATTCAAACGCTAATGCTAATAAAGTACAAAAACCATACACCCAGGCCATTAGCCCGTACAATACGTTTGGTGTATTTTTAAACTGCACCGAATTAAATGGTAAAATACCGTTGATGACAATAGGTGTTTATGATGTTACCGACCAATTACCCGATTTGATTAAATATAAAGTGTATTCATCTTATAAGAAGGGTTCATTATCAAATGTTAATATTGCACCAAACAACCTATCGCAACAGATTGAGGATACTGAGATTTATATTGAAGAGGATGGTGTAACATATAGTCAAACAGGAACAATATTAAACACAACTAATGATAATAATTCATATAATGGCCGATTCTATTATTTTGGCGTGTGGAGAGAAGCCAATTCATTATATGACATAGAAACAAATTATTCTATATAATGGATATTATAAGTGAAGTAATTGGTAATAAAAAATATGTTGGTTCGGCGAATACGAACTTAAATAACCGTGTCATACTTGATCAACCAAATAAAATCATGTATGAAAATAATTTGTTTTACAACATATCCCAAGTCACCCAATACGATACGGAAAAAAGCCAAGCCACAACATTCAGAATGTATGGTAAAATAGATCCGATATATTGTTTTGATGTATATAATGATACCACGACTGGCCCACAAAAAATAAATTTGGATAAAACATTATTCGATTTAAACGCAGCTAACTGGTCGGTTGTTATTTTAAGATCGGTACCAACGGTGGTTAAAAACGCAAGCGGTATGGATGTTAACATAAAGGGGGTTAAGGTTATAAACAACAGAACATCAAGTGGTACCACTAAATTTTACCTGGATCTAACCAATGGGTTACCAGCAAAAACATATTTTAACGGACTAAGAGCTAAAAATCTTGGTTTGTTCTTCCCTCTGGGTCATAATTTTAAAATAGGTGATAAAGTAAATATAAAAAGTAAGAATGTAAATCTACCGACTGGTTTATATAACGTAATTGATGTTGGCCTAAATAAAATAACGATAGATTATCCGAGTAACTTTAGATTGACGATAAGACAACCCGATAGCACTCAGAATGTTGCTGCGGCTGCGGCTATTAGTCTCGGAGCGATAATTGATAATGGTTCTGGATCGGGTGGTGTGGTTAAAAAATTAACAGATGCTTCAACTTTCGCTGTTCGTAATCTTAAATTAAAAGCCGATGACGCACCAGATATTATCAATAAGCCGAGGCCTAAAATATATCCGTTTGTTGAACCAGAATATACTGTGTCTAAAGTAGTTGAAAAAGAACAATTGGAGTATTATGTAAAGACGCTTGAGGTTATCGACATTATCAATGAAATTGATGACTGTGGCTTCTCGTTAAATAACTATAATACGCTAATTAAGAATTGGTTTTCCAATAAAGATATCGATATTGCCAATTATAAAAATCATTTGAATGAACCACTTTCTGAATTATATGTGGGTATTATTAAAAACGGAGCAATAAATTTGAGTTATTCAAATGTTGAGAGCCATGTGGATAGATATATTGAGTTTGTGGAACAGGGTGATGGTATAGAACAGATAACCAGTAATAATAAGCCAGGGCAGGTTGTGAAGATGGGTGATAGATTCTTCCACAGTATATGCGAATACAGTACGGAGCAACTAACTGAAACTGAGGTTTGTTATTTCAAACATAGATTTATACATAGGGACGTTTTATTTCACTATGTCCCATTCTTTACAAAACCAATAAAATTGAAATCCGTGTATATTGACAGTAGTGATAGTTTATCAGGAATACCCGATTATGCGGTTTATAGTAGAAAAGAACAAAAGTGGATATGGCGTGAATTTTACGATATTGGCACAACAAATGAGGATGGTGTGTTGATCGACTTTCCTTTTACCAATGGTTCATTCTACGTACACAACGATATAAAGTTTTTTGTGAACACCGAAAAAAGACTAACCAAAAAATATAAACTGAACGTTAATGATGTTACTTCAAAAGACGGTAGTCAGTATGTTACCGAATTAACAGATATATTGGATAATCTTGGATTGGAAACAAATCTCGATATCGAAAAAATAAAACCATTTACGAAATATCAAGATAAGAGATGTTAACCATACCAGTAAATAACAATGAGAATATTATTAATAATCTAATATTGTCGGAAGACTATTCATCCGATAGGGATTCTTATAATAATAAATTACTCAATTTAACAACCAATAATGTGATAAACAGTATTACCGATACTGAGGTTGTTGAATTTAAACCTGAAAGAACTAAGTCGATTAATTTCAATGTATTCTTTTTGAGGTATTTCCAGACTGAGGATTATGGTAAAATATTACCATATATTGAGTCTAATTTTAAAGATCATTATAAAAACACAAAGATTGGTTTGGGATTATTGAATGCTAATGGAACATTACCAGATGTGGCTTATAACAGTTATTTGGATATTCGTCAGGATAATTTATTAAGGGCTCCAGCACAAGAAGGTGATCAACAAACAATTAATAAGGCCGTATTGAAAGATACTGGTATGGCCGTATTCAATGAGGTTGGACAAGCCAACCTTAAAAAACCAGTTAAGCCTGGCATACCTATATTTTACAATTCATTCGCAATTCCATTCTGGGATAATAACAATGATTGGAAAGATAATGCGTTATTATATAAAAATAAGCCTTATTTTTATAACTCATTACTTTTGATGGAGGTGTTTGACTCACCAGATAATTTTAAGCAAACGAGATTAATTTCAATACCTGTTTTTGTAAACCAAAGGTATAATTTGAATGAAAAACCATCAAATTATAACATCCTGGTGGAAAGACCTTCTTTTCAGTTAACTAATGGCTGCGATGGGTTTTCTTTGTTCTTCTTGAACATAAGTGTATACACCGATCTATACGTTAAATTTTCTTTTTGGGATGCATTAAATGCCAAAAAGATAACGTTACTACCATCCTCAGCATCGGAAACAAGTAAGAAATGGTTCCAAAAATCCAGTAATTTTAAGCAAGAGTCATTGTATCTGAAATACACACTTAATTACTCAAATAAAACATACAAAATATCTGAGTATAACCCAACCACTAACTCATATGATTTAATCAGAAATAATTTTGACTTATATGAGTTTGCGTTTGATTCTTACTTTGATGGGTTTAGGGTGACCAATAGAAAACCAGTTGACGCAACACTACCACAACCCACACCATCGCCGTTAAATCCTTTCAATTTCACAATTAATAATATAATTCGTGATTTCCATTATAAGGTTGACGCTAATAACATAAATTATAATATATTTAATTTGGACTATAATGAAGATGAAACTTTCTTGGGTGGTACTGGCGGTCTGGTTCAAAAATACAATGATTACATTAATACCACTTACGGTAACAATATAACCTTTTTTTGTTTTAATAAAAATACGATAACGTTACCCGTGGTAAACAAAACATATTCTGGGTATTCAAATAATATAATGGATTTTAAAATAAGAAACACGGATACCGTAAACTGGAAAGTATCATCTGTTGACTTCACAGATATGGTTCTTGGATTGGACAACTCAATTATTAGTGGTAACACAGCAACTAATACCATATACAAGGATCAAATATTATGTGAGGCTCTAACGGTGATAGATAATTCAATTTTGGATGCTGAAGTAAATTCATTCCTTTCACCGCCCGATTCGATAATAATTGAAACACCGAATAATGTATGGGCACTTTCAAAGAACTTATTTTTTGAGGTTGATGTGTTTGAACCGATATTAAATAATCCTAACTCAATTAAAGATACGTTTGCCAATAATTACACACAATGTTTAGAATATGATGAAAACGGAAATTGTGTTCGTTGGGGTGAACTATTTGCTGGTTGTGTTATCAACCCTTCACTATCCAATTTATTTAATTTGTTAGGGTACCAATTTAATTCACCTGAAACATCCGAAGACATTAAAAAATATCTTTTGGAGGTGTATAACAATATAAAGAAAACCGATATTACCAAATATCGATTGATTATTAATGAGATTACAAATATCCTTCAATTTGATACAGCTGATATATTTAGAACAAACATATTAGAATATGTAAATAATAATTTTACAACGGCAAATTATCCAGCTTATAAATCAAGTTATTTAAATCTGATATATAGGAATAATAATGGTTTTAATTTGGCTGACGCTAAAATATTGAGTGAGTTAGATGCGGAGTTTGTTAAGTTAAAAGCTAACGATGGTTTCAATTTATTGGATGGGTTTTTCGCCGATTATAAAGATCTATCTTTCTTTTTCAGGGGTATAAATCGATCACAATATGCGGGTACGGAAGATAACCTCAAGGTTTTTGATGTTAGGGATTATGTTTTCGATACGATATTAACGATCTCTGGTAATAGAAATGTTTCACCTAACGGCGAACTTAGTTTTTCGTTAAAATATCACATAGGTTATAAGATACTCCAGGCGTTAATGAATACGAAAAAAATGACAATCAAAGGCAAATTAAAGATTGGGATTGAAAACGAGGATAATAAAAAAAATATATTTATACCTATAAATGTAACTTTGAATGTTGGCGACAAACCAGTTCAAACATATTTAAGCGAGGTTACATCAACAGCATCACAACTTAGATTATAATGACACAAATATTATTAAACGATATTGAACAAAATGTTGTTGTTCACCTTGAATCGAACACGGTTTTACCAGGCACCTATGTAAATGCCGAATACCAGCAACCAGAGGATTACAAAATAAAGCAACTGGAAAAGATCGCCGATATGGTTAACACAACCATAGCGAATGCCACACGAGCCGAATTATCAATGGTTCATGAATCCGCCATGGCTAAACCCATGCCGCTCGTTAAAGGGGTTACAAAAGCTGTATTAACTGTATCCGAAACGGGTACAACATATGACTTTAATGTTAACAAGACAGCGATATTAAATATATCAACATACGATGATGTAATTAATCATTTTACCCCAGATGATAATAAAGTATTTGTTACTGGTATAACTAATAGTAAATTTGATGTTATTGACAAATACTTCCCCAAAACCAACGTTATAAAAACGGTAGAAAAGATCAGACCCAAAATGATTTTTGCTCAAACTAATTACGCAACTAAGTTGAATTTAGAAAGTAGATTCAATGTGGCGATTGAAAGGGATATGGTGGGGAACCAGAGGATAAATCTTAGTGAAATAAGAGAACAACCCGCACAAAAGAAACCCACCAAAACTAATTTTTCATTGTCGGCTGCTAAAGAGGTCAAGATATCCAGATTTGTTGGCGACCCGAATAATGATAATAAACCCGCAGTCATCAAAGAAAATCTCGTAGATAATAAACTCGTTAGGTTGTATGTTAAATTCAACATCCCTGGTTTAAATATTATGGCTATGATATTAAAAGATGAACCAACAACCAGATTATCTGAATATGTTTTATATCTCGACACACCAAATCCTATAAAATATGTTGATTTAGGTGACGGAACGACTATATTTAGTTATCTCAGGGTTGATGACATACCAGATACGACCGCAAATATGGTTTTATTCGATGGGTATTCTGAGGAACCAAAAATATTATCTGAAGTATTTATAGATAGAGGTGTGAACAGTCCATTCGAGAGAGTGAAAAAATTAAAAAATACGAAAAATCTTAACGAATTAACCAAAAACGGATTAGGTTTTTACAAAATAAATACAAAAGGTTATAACTTTAAAAATTTATAATATATGGCTATAGGTGTTTATGGGGTAAAAAGACCCGCCGATGTGAGTCCAAGTGATATAGAAGTAATTGTAATATATTCTAAAACAAGGAACTCCACGGATAAGCAAACAATAACAAAATTAACAGGTGCTCAGGTAATGAAACCAGTGATGTCGAGTACGGCATTAGGGGGTACAGCTGTTGAAGTCTTAGGTGGTTTATATAATATGACGTTACCGAAAGACGTATTTAACCAGGTTGGTTTTTATACCGTTTACATCAGGCCAGCACAGATACGCATACCAATAGCCGATTGTGGCCAATTAGCGACCTTTCCTGACGTTAACGGACTGGTGTTTGATATAAAGACCGCACCAGCAGAATTCACTAATAAATTCAACAATAATGGCCTGGATGGGTACAGAGTTGAATACTTAAATAATGACGGTACAAAAATACAGAATTTGTATAGGGTGATAACGTCTTCATTCTTGTCAGAACCAGTACAGGTGAACACACCTAACTCATCGTCTAAGAGTATAAAGTATATCTATAACAACATAGGTACTTTACTATTCTGTTCGATTACACCAAATACAGCACCAAGTTTCAAACCAACGGCAACTCCGTTTTTGGGAACCAAAGGACAAAATGTAATAATCACGAACACAAGTTTCTCTCCGCAGGTAATTGAACTTGAAATGGTAAATTACGATATCGATAGCTTGGCTATTAGTTTGTTCGGTGATCAGTCTAAATCAATGAATGACGGTATCTACACCATCTACGACTTTGATAAGAATATTTACGCTCAGTATGACTTATACGAAATCAAAGATAGTTTAAATAATCCTCTATATGAAGTTAGAAAAAAGAGAACTAATATAGATACAACAAAAGCATATAACAACGTAATCAATAATGGCTAATCTTAGTTTTACATACGACCAACAAATCATTCGTGATTTATACAATACTGCCGATGAAGCAATCGCAGCATCGAGATCATTGGGGTGTGATGGTTATCGTACATATTTGATAAATGGTGAAACAAAATATGTACCTTGTTCATCATATGTACAATATGAAAACGCACTGAGATGGAAAAAAGCCCAGGGCGCTATCGGCGCATTTGGTAATGACACATTCGGTAACAAATTGGTTGGTTTACAATTCGCAAACTCAAAAGATGAAATACAGGGTGACCCATATTTCACCATGGGTAATTTCAGTATTAGTACATCAACTAAGATAAGTAGCCCAACACCATCCGTTGAATCGGTTGGTAATGACCCTGTTGGTTCATATACCATAAATGATATAGCTGATAGAAACCTATCTTATTTCAGTGGTAAACCATATGTTGAAACAACGCAACAGCTGGTCGATAAGAATTTATCGGTGAAGGTTTTATTTGACCGTAAAAAGTTAGATAATCACGTATTGTATTCATCTTTGAAGGAAAGAATCAAAACTTCTTTGATGGAGATTTACAATCAATTCCCTGCGGCAATGAGATCAAACGCCGTATCAATATACAAACCGAACATCAGTAGTTACGCTTACATCGCTAACGAAAACCGTTCACAATTCAAAGTGAGCTTATTTGGTTTGGCGAATCCGTTTGGTATTAATTATTTAAGTACTGGCACAACATCAACCGATAATGAAAACATTACGGTTTACAGAAACTTTGCTAAACAATACAGTAACTACGTCATTTATTTTAATGGTGTTGAATACCCTATTGTTAATGCAACATTACCAACAACAACTGATGCTAATGCTGGTATTACAGTGGTTGTAAACGGTAATCCATTTGGAAACCTGGTAAATATTAATTCAGAAACAAATAATAGTTTTTATATAAAACCAAAACAAGCAATATATGATGAGTTCTTTGACGGACTATCGGATTTTGCTTCGTTCTTATTATCATACGATTCGGCGACCAACCAATACAAAAGTGATTTCGTATTCCCTACGTTATCAGATAATGGCGTGATCGTTGAAACAAAAGAAACCGTATACTTTCCTAAACTCGATGATGTAAATATTGATATGTTTACGGATTCGTTTGAAGCCTATACGGTAAAATTAAATGATCTGGCTGAAAGCTACGATGCTGTTAAAACTAATTTAATTGCTCGTTTCTTAACAACAGATTCATTGAAAGAATTTGATACAGAGGATAGAAAGGTTAACCTAATCTTTCAACTTTATGGTAAACAATTCGATGAGATTAGAAAATACATCGATGGTATTACCTTTATGAGGAATGTTAGCTATGATAAGATAGAAAACGTACCCGATTTATTATTGAAAAACTTCGCTCATATGCTTGGTTTTGAGACGTATGAATTGGAAGACGAGAATACTCTTATCGAGTCATTATTCACCACAAGCGTATCATCATCCACAATGACACCCGCTGAGGTTGATATTGAGATTTGGAGAAGAATCCTTATCAACGCAGCATATCTTTTCAAATCTAAAGGTACGAGAAAATCGATCGAGTTTATTCTTAAATTGGTTGGTTTTCCAGATGATGTATTTGAGTTAAATGAATATGTGTATTTAGCGGAAAGACCACTAAATGTGAGTGACGTATTAAATAAAATATACGTGAACTCAACGGACGATCCAGAGGTTTTATTAAATTTACAACCATTCGATAACCAGGGTTATCCAACGACACCATATAACACACATTACCAGGGTAATGGTGGCTCAGCAATTGAAGATAAGTTCAATTACGGCCCATATGATTTTGGTAAGGCGTATATCACGGCTTTCAAAAAAAGTGGTTCGGTTCATTTATTTGAATTGGAAAGAACTGTTGATGACCGTAAGAGTTGGATGATAGTAACGAGCACAACACAACTCGTTAACGATGAAAATAACGGATATACCGACTATTACAGTGACAACACTAAGTTAACAATTAACTCAAAAGAATTTGAGGTTTATATTGGTTCCGATAGAATTCTTGATGTATCAATATATAGACAATATGTGAGGAACCTGGGTATGATAAATGCCGACCTTACATTCAATAATCCGCTATCGTTTGATGCGGCTGACATGTCATTTAATGAGTTCGTAAAACAATCCGTAAACAACTTCATCAACCCAACAAATAGAAAAGTAATCAGCACATATCCCACACTAACAAAGATATACCTTGACTACTATAGCGGTACAACAAACCCTATGGATATATCGAGATCTTTAGCGTTCCTGGGACAATTTGATACGCATTGGGTTAAACTAATACAACAGTTTATTCCAGCGACAACGATATATAACGCTGGTAAGAAAATACAAAACTCAGCATTTAATGATAATAAGTTCAAATATAAACACGGTTTAAACACAACAGTTAATTGGTTGGGTACTGATGGTTCAGAATTCCAAGAACTGGCTTTAAGACCTGTTTATATGGGTACAAATAAGGTATTACCAAATGAAGGTGTTATAACCGAAAGTATTGACGGTAGTATCCCATCATATACCTTTACAGCTAAACAAGGCGATAAAGTATATGGTGAATTATCGGGTAACGAAAGATACTTAGGTAGTTTCTATTCTATCTCTGATTTCTGCGATGAAAGTGAGGGTAGATATGAAATATGGGCCTCTGGTGTTAACTATGGTGATGACACAATTTATAGTGGTAACACCAATACCGCAGGGCCTAAGTACGGTGTGTTTGTTGTTTATAACGATAATGTATATAGATTGAACACCAAAGCCTTATTTAACTGGGGTTCTTATTCGGGTATTACCACAACTGGCGGAACGAGAGGATTACCCCCTAACGCCGCTACTGATACATATAGTGGTGTAACAAAATATTTGTGGGATCATATCGATTATAACACCGATTCAAGAACCGTATCATTCCAGGATAGTACTGGTATTACGGGTAGTGAAAGATCGTTCTATATGAATAGTATTGGTGCAGCGCAAGCATTTATCCAAATTGGATTAACTTATGATTGTCCTCCGCCAAAACCACACGTATGTTACTTTGACTTTACTGGTAGAACCGTAAATCTTACTGGCTACACTGGTACAACTTTATTGAGTTATACCGATAATACTGGTGCGTTATTATATATAAAACAACCTAAATATTTTGGTTATAGTAAGGATAGATCAGCAACAAAACCAACTGGTACAAGTAGGGGTTATATTAGTAACTGGACTACCGATTACGAACAAATATTTAATTACACCAGCGGTCAGACGTACTACTACGGTGAATATGTTGGTATGATAGATCCATCTGACACAAGTAAATTGGTGGGTACTTTAGCTTCATTAGGTGACTCTAAATTATATAGGGTTACTGGCGACACCATGTACGCCCCCGACAACTTTATGTCATTAATAACGGGTGTAACATGGGTGAGTGACATTGGTACCGATGGTTTACCAACCACAACAACTGGTATAACAGGCGGTTTATATGGTAGATATGAAGAGAGA